TGCTGAATCGCGCGGGTATTTTAAGCTGGACTTGCTGAATGTTCATGTATATGCTAATGTACGTGATGAGTCACATTTAGTAGAATTAATGCGTGAGCCAGATTGGAATCTACTGAATGACAGAGAATTTGTAAGTACGCTTATACATTTAGGTAATCATTATCAAAGTATACAGCGTATGATTGAGCCTATCAATAGTATTCCCAGATTGGCTATGTTTCTGGCAATGATCAGACCTGCAAAAAAGCATCTGATAGGCTTACCCTGGAGTGAGATTGCGAAGACTATCTGGGAGAAAGATAGTGACGGCGGATATAGCTTTAAGAGAAGTCACGCAGTTGCGTATTCACAGTTAGTCACTGTACATATGAATTTGTTACAGGAAATGCCTACTACGGAATTCTTTTCACAAGAGTAATGGATCTTCGCTTTGAGCGGCGCTTGCTTAGGTCTGACATACTACATACGGGGCCGTGTAGTATTACTAAGCTTTTGTTATTGAATGTTCTGATATATGGTCTGAAGATTGCCCAATCTTCTTTTAAAAACAAGTTGATAGGGATAAGTCTGTTGCTTTCCCACCACCATATATCACCTAATTCTAGAAATTTCTCTTTAACTGCTAAGTCCTGTATAGCACCATAATCATATATAGTGGTAACGACATCATCACGATTCTGAACAATTCCCACGTAGTCTTGGCTGGCGTATGAACAGATTGTGATGAAAGGGTGATTCTCGCTTAGGCGTTTAAAGAATTCGTTAGGTATCATTGATAATGTGTATTAAGTTTATTTATCTGCGGAAAGAATTCGGGTATTATTCCTGAATGACTAAATATAAGATATGCTAAATATAACATTAGAAGCGAATAACAAATGTATGCAACCTCAGTTTTCTCCTATATCCCTCGGCAAATTGTCGTTGTCTTGTCCGGCAACTCGGTAAGGAAATATATGCCCGTTTATGCTAAACCACTCACATTACACAAAGGTGTCGACAACCAGCTTCAGTTTCAGTTCCTTAATCAAGAGCAGAAACCAGTTAATATAACCGGCGCCGAGATTACTTGTCGCATATTAAACTATCAAGGTAATACTGTGCTTCTTCAGAAAGCACTGACTTTACAATTAGCAGCAACTGGTATTGCTGCTCTTCAACTAAACGCAGCAGACATTGAGGGTATTGATCCACAAAAATGCTATTACACATTAGAAATCCCAGTTGGTAGTTTTAATTACCCGGTATTCGTGGACCAGAACGCAGGTGGTCGCGGTGATCTAAACATCGTTAATTCTATTCTACCAAGCTTTGTGCCGTCGCAAAGTGTGTCTATACCCACCGGACAACTATTTCCGAATAACAACTCAAGCGCAAACGCCAATTCAAACGCACTAACATATTTTACCAGTGTTTGGTCAACTGATGATAATCCAATATCAACTATTCAAGCAGAATACACTGGGTTTTATGGTAACGTTCAGATTCAAGGTTCCACAATAGTAGACGGTGATTGGTATAACATTGGAAACACGTATGTCTATTCAAACGTATCCGATACCATTGGATATTCCTTTACTGGATATCATCCATACATCCAAGTACAATTCATCAGTAATATTGGTGATGTTACTAACATTTTAAGAAGATAGATCACCGTATCTATTGTATTTTCGTGTTCACTATGTTATAATAGATGAACATGTTTGATATTCTATCTATATTACCTGGCAAGAAAAAAACAACGAGTAGCGGCTGGACAAGTTTCAACGCTGTTTGTTGTAGCCATCTTGGCCACAAGTCTGATCGCCGTATGCGCGGCGGCATTAAGTTTGACGGTCAATCCAAATGGACCATGAACTGTTTCAATTGTAGATACTCATGTAATTTTGTATTAGGCAAATCAATAAGCCCAAAAACTAGACAGCTTCTTATTTGGTGCGGTATTGACAGTGAACAGATTCAACGATGGAGTCTGGAGAGTCTCCAACATAAAGACTTACTGGACTTTTCAGGTGACGTTCTACCTCGTAAAAAAGTAAAATTCAAAGAGCAGGAATTGCCAACTGATGCTGAATTAATAAACGTAAACAACCCTGATCATAAGATATACGCTGACTATTTGATCAAACGACATATTGATCCTAATGAATATCCGTTTATGGTAACACCGCATATTCAGGGTAGAAATAACAATCGCATCATTGTACCGTATACTTATAAAAATAAGATCGTTGGACATACTAGTAGATACCTAGATAATAAATTACCAAAGTATATCAATTCTCAACAGCACGGATATGTATTCGGATTTGACTTTCAAAAACCTGAATGGAATATATGTCTGGTAGTTGAGGGTATATTTGATGCGCTGAGTTTGAATGCGTGTGCTACAATGCACAACACAATCAATGACGATCAAGCACAGGTATTAGCACAGTTAAACAAACAGATAATAGTAGTACCGGATAGAGACAGAGCCGGATTAGAAATATGTAGTCGTGCGCTAGAGTTGGGATATAGTATTAGCTTACCAAATTGGCACGTTGATGTCAAGGATGTTAACGATGCTGTGATACGTTACGGAAAGCTTCCAACGCTAATGAGTATATTACAAGCAGCCACGATGTCTAAAATTAAAATTGAAATGCAAAGGAAAAAAATTGAAAAAACAAGAATCTAAGAAACAACTTGAATATACTCCTGATGTTCAGAAATTATTTTTGCGAATGATGATAACTAACTCGGAGTTATACACCCGTGTTATGAACATTATGAACAGCGAGAATTTTGACAGATCGCTGCGCCCAGTGGCAGAAATGTTTAAAGAACATACTGACAAGTATAAGATTTTACCTGATGCAACTCAGATTAAAGCTACAACTGGCATTGACATTGAACCGGTACCTGAGTTAAGTGATGGGCATTTTGAATGGTTCTTTGATGAGTTTGAAGCATTCACTAAGCGACAGGAACTTGAGCGTGCGATTCTTAAAGCAGCAGACTTGCTTGAGAAGGGTGACTTCTCTCCAGTGGAAAAACTAATTAAGGACGCAGTTCAAATCAGCCTACAGAAAGACATGGGTACTGACTACTTTGCTGACCCTGCGCATCGTATCAATAAGTATTTTAACTCAGGTGGTCAAGTATCAACTGGCTGGCCACAGATGGATCGTATTTTGTACGGTGGAATGAGTCGCGGCGAACTTAATATCTTTGCAGGTGGCTCTGGTTCTGGTAAGTCACTGGTCATGATGAATTTGGCATTGAATTGGCTACAAGTTGGATTGAGCGGAGTTTATATTACACTAGAACTTTCAGAAGAACTAACCTCACTTCGTACTGATGCGATGTTAACCAGTATGGGAACTAAAGATATTCGTAAGGATATTGACAATACTGCTTTAAAGGTAGCATTGATAGGGAAGAAGTCTGGTAAGTATCGTGTCAAGGGACTACCTGCGCAAAGTAATGTCAATGATATTCGTGCTTATCTGAAAGAAGTTCAAATTCAAACTGGTATCAAGATCGACTTTGTTATGGTTGATTATCTTGACTTGGTTATGCCAGTATCTGTTAAAGTTAACCCCAACGACCAGTTTATTAAAGACAAATATGTAGCTGAAGAATTGCGAAATTTAAGCAAAGAATTAGGCGTGTTATTAGTTACAGCATCACAGTTGAATCGTTCAGCAGTTGATGAAATTGAGTTTGATCATAGTCACATTGCAGGTGGTATCTCTAAGATTAATACAGCGGACAACGTGTTCGGTATCTTTACAAGCCGTAGTATGCGTGAGCGTGGTAAGTATCAGATTCAATGTATGAAGTCGCGTAGTTCAACAGGTGTTGGAATGAAAGTTGATTTGGAATACAACATTGAAACTATGCGTATTACTGACGATGACCCTGAGGGATATGCGGATCAGCAAGCAAAATATACTCCTAAACCTAGTCCTAATGATTTAATGACTAGGATGAAGCCTACTCCATACACTGATATTTCTCAACTATCAGATAATTCAGAACCACTGACCAAGAAAATAGTGGCAAATGTTCAGGGTAGTAAGCTAAATGCGCTACTGAATAGTTTAAAGAAATAAACAAAGCAAAGCATAAATACTTGATGCAAACAAATACTCGCAGCCTTCTGGAAGAATTAGAGTCTATTAGTCATAATCGTGATACAACTCACATTATAGAAAGTAGAGCTAATAATATTATTACCAGTGCTATTAATTTATTAGAATTAATGAATAAGCACTATACGGAAGAGCAATGTCAAATCCTGGAAAGAAAACTACTAGGTGCTATAAAAAGCAGAGACCAAAGTAGATTTGCAAAATCTTTAAGGAAAAATAGTGAAACTGAATGAACTAAAACAACCTAGCACACTAAATGAAGACCTTAGTGATTGGATAGGAACTCACGGAGCAGCGGCTGTAAAAGGCGGAATAGATAAATTTAAAGGTAATGCTGAAGGTAGCTTGAGTACTGTTGACCGAATGGCAAGAGATGGATTCATTAAAGATTTCATCGGGCGCGCATCTGCTAACATCAAAAGTGCAATTGCTAGCGGGATAGTTATCCCCCCAGTGGCAGGTCAATCTGCGCCTGTGGCAGGTCAAACAGCAACAGCAGCCCCAGAGACTCCTGAACAAAAACGTATTAGATTACAAAAGACACAACAGCAAACGCTTGATAAGTCCAGTGGACAATTCAGTAAGCTGCCAAACCCTGTCTCGGCACAAGCCGAGACTCCTGAACAAAAACGTATTAGATTACAAAAGACACAACAGCAATCACAAGCTGGTGCCAATGGACAATTCAGTAAGTTACCGGCAAATCAAGTAGCAACGCAATCCGCTAATATCAGGACAGCAAAACAATTAGCCGCAGCTCCACAAACAACTGTAAAGCCAGTTGCTGTACCCGTACAAACCCCCGGTGAGAAAAGAGCAGCAAGACTAGCCACTGCTACAGCCGCATTAAAGGAATCATCAACATATAGCAAATTAAATGTTGTGTTTGAATCAATGATGGAAGCAGGCAACGCCACTAGCAGTGTTAGCAGCTACTTACAAAAAATGTTTACTCAGTACATGCACGGAGTTGATACATCATCACAATCTGCGAAAATCAAAGAATTGAGTGATGCTGTTGAACAATCATATTCAATGACAGACGGTGGAAAAGCAGCTATTGCTCCTCTTACACAACTAGCAAACTTAGGATTTGCGCTATCGCATAGCAACAAAGGCAGAGATGCAGCCGCTGCCCCGGCCACTGCGGCAGAACAGCCTGGTTTTTTGAGTGGACTAACACAGGGTGCTAGTTCAGCACAGGGTACAGCACCCGTAGCTGACGGCACCGCATATGCTAAAGCAAAAGCAGCAGTGACTGTTCTTGATAAAAAAGGTAAACAGCGAATAAGATCGTTAATACAGAAATCTCTTGCGACTCCTAATGCGGCATTGGCGCCAGCAGCAGACCGGGCTAGTGCTGAAGCTGCTATGCGTGCTAGACGGGCACCGGTTGTACCGCAGTCTCCTGCGCAGCGTCGAGGCGGTATGCAGGTCGCCGAACAAAAAATAGTGAAAAAATGGGGCGAAGAATAACATGATTGATTCACTATCAACACTTACTAAGAAACTTGATAACATTGCGTCTATTATAGTAGAAGCAAAAGGCCATCTAGACCACCCAGAAGATTTGATTTTCTTGGGAGGGGGCGCTGGGGCCACTCAAGCACTTAATGCTATTATAGCAACAGCAAAAAATCCTAATACAGTTACTATCAAGTGGGATGGTTATCCCGCACTAATATTTGGTCGTGATTTCAACGGCAAGTTTAGTATTATGGACAAGCACATGTTCAATAAGAAAGACGGCTCTGGAAGAGCCGTCTATAGCCCTGAACAATTTAGACAGTATGATATAGCCAGAGGTGTTGATCGCAGTGATTTACATCGTTTAATCAATGAGATTTGGCCCGGATTAGAAAAAGCATCAAGTTCTGCCAAGGGATACTATTGGGGCGACTTATTATTCAGTCAACCACTAGTGGATAAGAACGGTGTGTTCACTTTTAAAGCAAATCCAAATGGTATTACTTATACAGTAGACACAAGCAGTGATGTAGGTAAGTTAATGTCCGGAAAGACTGCCGGAATAGCAGTTCACCAACAACTTGCCCCTGAAGCAGCAAGTACCGACTTTGCCACTACACTGAACGGAACAATAGGTAATTTAAAGAATAACTCTGATGTAGCAATTGTTCCTAGCGCAATGCCTAATACTCCAAAGATTAAATTAGATGCCGGATTAGTAAAGAATGTAAAAAGTGCTATCGCAAAATACGGGGCTGATGTTGATCAGTTGATAAATTCAGCTCCACAAGCAAAGAATACCTTTAATCAGCTATTCACTGTGTATATTAATAAGAAAATTGTATCAGGTAACTTAGAGAATCTAGTCGAAGACTTCATGGGATTCTTTAAAACTAGACCTATGTCAGATGATATGGCATACAAGCTATCTGAGCACTTTCACATTAATCAAAAAGGCATCATTGGGGCATTTACTATCTGGATAGCATTATATCAGCTAAAGATGAGTATTGTTAATCAGTTGAATGAAGCTGCTAAGGCATCCCCTGTCAAAGGATATCTACAAGATGGCTCTGAAACACATGAGGGTTTCGTGTCTAATGGTCTGAAATTCGTAGATAGGATGGGATTTAGTCGTCAAAATTTAGCCGGTAGGGCATAGATAATCCACAATTTTTTGTTCCTGGCATAAATACATTTAGAGCAACACATTATTCATAGTGAATAATAGCTCACATACTAAAGGAAATATATTATGTCAGGATTTACACGTACACACGGCGATTCACAACCAGTATTCGCTATCGACACATTGAACGGCCCAGTTGCTTCAACTGCTTCTGCTGACGGTACAACTACAAACTTCATCGGTCCAGCAATGGACTTCTTCAGCTTTGATCTAGGTGCTGCTCCAACTGCTCAGTTAGGCGTATCTGGTGCTATTGCTGCTGTTCTACAAAGCTTAGAGCAATTGTCAACTGTTATGATCTATTCAGTATCAGCTACTGCTAATACTACTAACATGTCAGTTGGTCTATATCCAGTTGGCGCATACGGCGAAACAGCTTTAGGTACTGCTGCGTTCAACATCCAAACAGCAATTCGTGCTTTGGGTACTGTTAACACATACAGCTTAGCTGGAGCAGTTTGTTCAGGCGCTGCTACTACTGCTACTGCTCAAGACGGTTCAAACGCTGGTTTCAGATTAGCTTCTACTGTTACTTCAGCTTCTTAATCAATTACTGATTAGCAAAAGCCCTAAGATTTTTCTTGGGGCTTTTTTACGGCTCTAAATAGAGTATGAGCTTTACTATTACATGTTACACGCTGTTTGATATCACCCCGACAGGAGTAATCAATAGACAGCGACCAGGCCCTGATCAGGATATGAATATGTGGCTTCATAAAAGAAACACACAATGTAATTTTGATACAGTGATCCAATCAGTTTCTCTTAGGTCTCAACCTGAAGTCACTCGTCTTCCAGAAAAAATACAAATACGATTTGATGAGTTTGATAAGTTTGGATTTTTGTTTGAACAACAAGAAGATGAATTGTACAATTGTTGGTCATTTGATTTTGAGATACAACATCCAAGCGTATTTGATAATGGAATTACTGAATTAGGAGCATTATATAGTGATTGCGATAATGTTCCAATGATCAAATGTAGTACTACATGGGATAAGTTACCTTCATTTCTAGATACATCTGATGAGTTGCGTAATATATATTTTAAGGTATCAAAGTATGAATAATAAAAAAATGGCAGTTGTTGAGAAAGCCATAAAACACGGTATGCTCTCTGATATAAGAAATATCATCATTTATCAAGAGCCGGACGGTACTTATCAACTTTTCAATAAGTACACCATACTCAGAATAGCTTCTGGTGAGTTCGTTGTCGGAAGTAATACTGTTACCAAACATACAACATTTTATAATCTACAAAACGCAGCTGCCTGGTGTATTTTTGATGTGCAGGATAAAGTGCGTGAATCATCACGAATAGCTGAGTTAGATTATAGACTAAGTAGTATTGATATTGATATAGCAATCCATAACAAACTATTCAAAAAGAGCAAGAATACAGAAGAAAAATTGATATATATTGCTAAGCTCGATGATGATAGATTGAAGAAGACATTGATCACTGATGAACTTCATAAGTATTTGACTGATTCAAAAAGATGGCAAACAAAGCGATTTGATCAAAAACCAGACAATAATATAAGAAAGATAAATACTACATACTAGTTTTGGAACACACTATGAAATTAACTGAATTTAACAACA